CCTGAACGATTTGACCAAGGGCCAGTACTCTGTTGCTTGTCGAGCAGGGCCATCGTTCAGGAATCGTCAGCAGGAAACCATCGAGACCATCATTGAGATTGCCAAGGTCGATCCGTCAATCATTGGCATGGCTGGCGACATCCTGCTCAACGCGATTCCGACAAGTGCGGCTACCCAGATCGGTGAGCGCAAGCGTCTACAGATGATGGCTCAGGGTCTTATCCCACAGACCCAAATGACCGAGGAAGAGAGGGCTCAGATGGCCCAGAGCGCACAGGGTCAGGAGCAGCAGCAAGACCCGGCGATGGTATTAGCTCAGGCTGAGATGGCGAAGGCCCAAGCAGAGCAGATGAGAGCACAGGTTGAGGTTCAGAGGCTCCAGTTGGACACTGCTAAAATCCAACTAGAAGCCCAGAAGGTGCAGATGCAGATGCAGGCTGATCAGGCTCAACAGCAACTGGATGCGTTCAACGCACAGACTCAGCGCATGAACACCCAGATCAAGGCTCAAGAGGCTGGAGCAAGAATCCAATCCGAGGGCGTGGATATGCAAGGTAAGCAGATCGACAACCAATTGAAAATAGCCAGCGCATTGAATCCATTCAGGGGCCAGATATGAATCCACTCGAAGGCATGACCATTATCATCCAGCAGGAAGAGCCGTTCACTGCGAAGACTAACCGAGACAATCGCGCCAACGTCATCGAGAACTGGAAGTTCGGCCCTGAAGAGACCACCAGCGACAACACTGACTACTATCGCATGATGGCGAAGGCTTGGAGCGTAAAGCCAGTAGAGGCTCGCAGGCAGATGTGTGGCAACTGCGAATACTTCAACAATTCACCTGAGAAGCTGGAGATGATGGAAGTAGTCCCAGAAGATGACTATGACGCTGATGGCGGTGGTCGAGGCTACTGCGAGAAGTTTGAGTTCGTCTGCCATAACCTGCGAGTGTGTCAGGCGTGGGAGGCCAGAGAACAGGAAGAGGCCGAGGAGTATTAATCATGCCACAGTCAGCACTCAGAGCATTAGACCAAGCCTACATGATGGGCATAGGCCAAGGGCCAGCACCTGCGCGAGTGCCCAGAACTAGGGGCCAGACTGCTGCTGACATTCTTGGCGCTGCCTCTCTGCCAATGTCTGCCGTTCCGATTGCTGGCGATCTCACTGGATTGGCTGCTGACGCTGCTATGTACGCTGCCTATCCTGAAGAAAGGACATTGCCAAACTACCTGTTGTCGGGAGTTGGCGTGTTGCCTTGGATAACTGGCGCGGCTGGAGCCAAGGCGATCAGGGATGCTGCGGGGACTAGGCAGGTTGGCGCAGGGCCAATACCACAGGTGACCAGAGATTCGCCAATACTCTCAAGGGTTGGAGATGCAAATTCTGTCAACTCAATGGCTGTAGAGTTCAGCGAGCCAGCCCTTAGACAAGTTCCTATTGCTAAGGCTGAAGACTTGATTGATCGAGGGTATTACACAGGGATTACAGATACCAGCAGATCGGGATTAGATGTTGTCAATTCAGTCGATGGGGTGCCAGTAAGCTCTGAAATGAGAGGCGGCACTTTCTGGGGATTTCAAGACGAGCAGCTAGGCAAAGGCCATGCGTTTTCTTCTGCGGAGACAGCGGTTGCCGGCCAGCTTAACAGGGCAGAGCTTGCGCTAGAAAAAAGCCCAAGAAAGGATGGCGTTGTGTTTGTTCCTCACGGAATGATCCCTGGTTCTAGTTCTGACTTCGCAACGCAGTCAGCAGACATTGCTGTCCCTTACGCACAGCAGGTGTTGAGTAGCGCAGACAAGCAAGCCCTAGACCTTAGAATTCGGTCGGGAAAAGGGAAAAAGTACGAGCCAATACCAGATTGGCCCGGTATTGATAATGCGAATCCGCAATACCTAAAGTCCATTGGCGGCAGGCGCAAGGATGTTCTGTACGCGCTAGACGAATTCAGAGATGCGGGCGCATTAAGCATATCGCAGATCAGAGCCATCGTTACTGATCCGCAGCAAATGGATGCGCCGTGGGGGGCGGTTAATTCCTTTTATCTGATGAACCCCGACTTTTACGCTAAAGGAACGAAAGTATTTGGTGACAGCTTGCATCCTGCATATGCGGCAGCAAAATTCGGAAGGCCGCTTGGGGCATCATCTGAAGGCTTCAACATTCTGAATCTGGACCCATCAATTGGAACTAGGCAGCTTGGAGAGGTCAACTTCTACGATGAGATGACTAGGCGAGCCGATATTGCAAAGCAGAATCTAGACGCTGCTCTGCTATCAGGAGACAGCAGAAGTATAGGCGCAGCCAAAAGCGCACTTCAGGGTTATGACTTTGGCGACTTTGGAGCTGGCGGTGGCGCTGGATCATCAATACAGGCAACGCTAAAGGCTGGAGGACAGGGAGTGTTTACAAGAGACACTATCGACGAGATGGTTCGTCTAGGGCTAATCTTACCTTGACCAGGCGCTCTTGAGCCTTGCCTGTGACACCTTCAATATCAAGGTGTGCGCGGAGGGTGCCTACGTCCCAAGATGCGGGATCAGCAGTAATAACTTCAACCCACATTGCGTGGTCGGTAATAGGTATGACTTTAATTTTTTTCATGCCGTGATTATAGCACAAATTAACAATGCATATTTGAGGTAAGCCATGCCTACGCCACAATCGGCACTCAGACAGATACCAACGCAGTCAGCAGAGCCGTTTGTGCGCTCCTACAACCCGTTCAACCCTGCATTCAGGGATACGTTGCGATCGGGCATCAACGAGCTTATAGGAGGCCGAGAGATGGGCGGCACTCCTACGCAGCGATACAGGGCTGGCATGGCTGATCTGCTCACAGGTGCTGTGGACTTCGCGCCGGGTATTGGTGACGCTGTGGGAGTGGCTGACACGGTGCAAGCAGCAAGGGGCGGCAACTACGGCACTGCTGCGATGCTGGGCGGTGCGACCATGCTGGGGATGCTGCCGGTGGTTGGGGATGCTGCGAGTAAGGCTGTGCGTGGAGCGTTAAGGGATGCGCCAACAATATCTGCTGGAAGTAGAACAAGTTTAGACCCAAACAGCCTCTTCTTTAGAGAATCAGAGCAGAATAGACTAGAGCAAGCGTCTGAGCTGTTTGATAGCGGGGAGGAAATTCAGCCCATTGTTACCATTTATAATAATGGCAGAAGGGATATTTTAGACGGCCACAACAGGGCATCTATTGCTATTTCAAGAAACCAAAATTTGCCAGCAGTTGATATAGATATTGCAGAATATGATCTGCTCAAAGGAGCTGGCTTTGATGACATGGAAATTGCATATGCAACCCTGCTCAGAGCTGACGAGGACGAAGCTGCGTCAGCCATAAACAACCAATTCTATGGCTCTGGTATAAGGCAGCGAGGAGCAGAAGCACTTTCGCTTATGGATTCTCCAGCGCCAGCCTCTGCCGCCCCCAGCCCACTAGAAGGCACTCTGGATATGTCAAAGCGAAGACCTGATTAGCGAATCTCGCCAACTGTTGTGCATCTTGACCAACAGCGATACACTGTATACAGGCCACCAGACCATTCTGGGCATCTCACCTATAAGGGCAAACACTATGACGCAACCAGCAGACTATGATTTTGATGATACTCCCGACGACGAAAATCAGGAGCCAATTGAGACGCAGGAGGCTGAAGATCAGCCCGACCTTGAACCAGAGGGCGAGGATGATTCCGAATCGTCAGAGGATAGTGGGGAGACTCACGATAAACCGATCTTCACCGAGGCGCAGCAAAAGGTCTTCGATGACGCAATAGGAAAGAAGGTGTTCAAGCTCCGTGAAAAAGAGCGCGAAGCTGAACAACTCCGAAAGCGGCTAGAAGAGCTTGAGCAGCCACAAACTCGGTCGCGGCCACAAGTGCCAGCTCTGCCTGACCCGTTCGCTTTATCCGATGAGGAATACAGGCGACAGATCATGCACAGGGAGCAGGCAATTATAGCCGCTTCTGCCTATGACACCCAGATGCAAATGCTGAATCATCAGCAGGCGCGACTGGCTCAGGAGGCAGAGCAAAAGCAGCAGGAGATTCTGGTCGAGAAGGTTCAGAGCTACGCGCAGAGGGCGAAAACCCTTGGCGTCAAGGCAGAGGAGCTTCAAGCAGCAGGCTCGATTGTAGGTCAGTTTGGAATTGATGATTCGCTGGTGCAGTACATCCTTGAGGATGATCACGGCCCACTGATCACCAAGTATCTGTCCCAGAACGTCACTGAATTGGACGCACTGAGACACCTACACCCAACGATGGCCGCAGTTAGGATTGCTACGTTGATCAAGTCAAAAGCTGTTGCCCTGAAACCCAAATACACTAACGCTCCTGATCCCGTTCGACGACCTATGCCATCTGGCGTCCAGGTCAAACCGAAAGGGCCGAAGGGAGCAACATTTGAATAGGTGAATTAAATGGCTAACAATCTCAGTAGTAACGTAACCCGTAAAGTCGCCCGTGTGTTCCTTGATGCTTTCGAGAACTCACGGGTAATCACAAAGACGGTTGACACTCAGCTTCTGGCTGACAAGTTCAACCCGTCATCTGGTAGCACTGTGGACTTCAAGCGTCCCCATGACTACAAGACCATCCGCACCTCTGGCGGTGACATCTCTTCGTCTACCAAGAGCGAGATCATTGCCGGCAAAGCCACTGGTACTGTCCAGAACTACTTCACTGCTGCTACCGAATGGGGCAACGTGGAAGAGGCTCTGCAACTGGACCAGCTTGAGGACATCCTGGCTCCGATGGCTCGTCGCATTGTGACCGACCTTGAACTGGACTTCGCATCCTTCATGCTGAAGAACAGCTCACTGCGTTATGGTACCCACGGCACAGCGGTAGATGCGTGGTCTGATGTGGCTGGCGCTGGTGCGTTCATGGACTCAATGGGTATTGATCCCAGCACTGACCGCTACTACCTGATGAACCCCTTCACAGTAGCAACACTGGCCTCTGCACAGTCAGGTCTCAACTCTGTTGATAGCCTGATTCGTACAGCGTGGGAGAATGCCCAGATCAGCACCAACTTTGGTGGCTTGCGTGCATTGTCTGCAACGACTCTGGCGAGCTTTACATCAAGCTCTGGTGCAGACCGTGCCGGTACGCTGAGTTCTGCACCTGACGCAACCTACGTGACTGCAAAGGACACAATGACCCAGTCTCTGGCGGTCACTGGGTTCCAAGCGAACATGGTTGTGAAGGCTGGCGAACTGGTCACCATTGCAAGCGTCAACCGTCTCAATTGCTCTACCCGTCAAGCGATGGTCAGTGCAACTGGCGGCAACGTGGCATGGACTGGTGTTGTGACTGCTGACGTTACTCTTGGCGCGTCTGGCGAAGGCACCCTGGTAGTGGCTGGCCCTGCGATCTACGAAGCAACTGGTCAGTACAACACTGTGACTGCGGCTCCTGCTAACGGCGCTGTGGTTACAATCGTGTCTGCCACTGCGACCCTGTACCAGCCCAACCTGTTCTATGCCAAGCAAGCGTTCGGCATGGGCACTGTGAAGCTGCCAAAGCTGTACTCCACTGACACTGTTGCGACTACCTCTGACGGTATGTCCATCCGCATCAGCAAGTACAGCTCAGGTGACACCAACAAGCAGCAGATTCGTTTCGACCTTCTGCCTGCGTATGCCTGCTTCAACCCGCTGATGTCCGGGCAGGGATTTGGAGTATAAATTCCTACAATATCAACGACTTATGTTGATGCTCTAGGTAGTGGTAGAATGTAAATGCGCCGGGGAATAATTACCCCCTTGAGTTTAGGCTTCCCACCTAAGCAAAGGCGCATTAACTTAACTGTAAATCCGTCCGAAGATTGAACGCTTATAACGGGTTGCTACTAAGCTGGCCGGACGCACCATCAATCAGGGCGCACCCTATGCCCGCAAGCGTTGGATTGATTCCAGACTTGCTATGGCCGCGACGAATGCCGCTAAAGCTGTGCGGCTAGACTCTGCCGGGGCGAACACCGGAGCCGGATTCTAGTGACCGGCGCACAGATAATCGGAATTCCCCCGACTATCCATGTAAATCTAAAGTTGAAACTCAGAATTACATAGAGACCAGTATGCCCAAAGACCCTAGATTGGAAAGAGCAGGAGTAGAAGGCTTTAACAAGCCCAAGAAAACTCCCAATCACCCCACGAAATCTCATGTAGTGGTCGCTAAAGTGGGCGACGAGATTAAGACGATCCGCTTTGGTCAACAGGGTGTTACCGGCTCTCCCTCAACAAAGGGCGAGTCTGAATCAGACCGCAAGCGCAGAGCTTCATTCATGGCAAGACATCGAGAGAACATCAACAAGGGCAAAATGTCTGCGGCTTACTGGGCCGCCAAGGAAAAATGGTGAGCACAAGTATCTGGATCAAACCGAGTGGTGTAGAAGTCAATGTTGACAGCGGTAGTTACGAAGCTGCTGCAAGTCTGGGCTGGAAGCCCAAAGACCAAGAACCTGTAGTGGAAGAAAAGAAACGTGGTCGGCCAGCTAAATCTAAAGAGGCGTGACATGAAAGGTCTATACGCGAACATTGCAGCGAAGAAGAAGCGCATCAAGGAAGGTTCTGGCGAGAAGATGCGTAAGCCTGGCAGCGATGGCGCTCCCACTGCCAAATCCTTCAAGCAGGCGGCTAAGACCGCCAAACCGAGGTTTGAATAAATGGCAACCGTTGCCCAAGTAGCCAAGGCATCATTGCAAGCGATTCTGGTACAAGCGTCAGAGGCTCCTTTGGAGGCTGATGAGTATCAGGACTTTATCTTTGCGATGAACAACTATATGTCCAGCCTTGCGGCTAAGGGCATCAATCTTGGGTACACAGCCGTCAGCAATCTTGGCGATGAGGTCACTGTCCCACCAGGCGCACTGACTGGGCTGATTGCTAACATGGCGTTCCAGTCTGTCCCATACTACGGTGGCGTGGTGACAGCGGAACTTGCTGCAACGGCCCGTGAAGGGATGCAGGCGATGCGTCAATTGGGTCAATACATTACACCTACTAGTTTGCCATCAACGCTTCCTGTTGGTTCTGGCAACGAAGACAATCAATTCGGCAATGGCCTGCACTTCTACCCGGCCAATGACCCATTGGTGGCGACAGAAATTAGCGGCGGGATTGCACTGGAGATAAACACAAATGGTTGAGCGTACCTACGGTGTAAGGCAGTCTGATTTCGAGGCACTAACGAGCATCACGCCGGGTTCTTACTTTGGCTTCTTCTACAACGGCTACAACTACAAGATCACCTACGCCAACTTTATTTCAGGGCTTGGTGTGACTGGCACAATCGTTCAGGATGGCGCTGTGACCGGCACTCCGGTTCTTGATGTATCGGGCACTGTTAACAATATCCGCAACCTTGAGAACGGGTCAGGGATTGCTTGCAGCGTCTCGGCAGAGAATGGAATTACGATAGCGCACAACTTTACTGTCAACTCTACCGGCTCTCCGTTGATGCTGAACACCGCAGCACTCAGCCCAACCTTTGTTTCACTGGTCGCAGGTACGGGAATTACTCTTGCAGCGGCAAGTGACACGATTACCATCACCAACGCGCCAGCGGCGGCTCAGGTGCGCGGTCAGGTCTATATGCAGGGTAACAGTACGGCGACTGTAATCGCGTCCACTGCTACTCCTGTTCTGGTGGCTGGAACGTGGACTGTTGATCTGTCTACTAACGCCACTTGCACAACAGCCGGAAGGATTACTTACACAGGCACAACAACTCAGATTTTAAAAATTAACGCAGCATTGAGCCTTGATCCGGCCAGCGGCTCTAATCAAGACTTGCAGGTCTATCTGTACAAGAACGGCGCGGCAATTGCTGGATCACGAATGGAATCGAAAATAAACCATGGCGAACACAAAGAGGTTTCTTTGGTGTATCAAATCTCGATGGCAACAAATGATTACATTGAAATCTATGTCCAGAATTCTACGGCAACAAACAACATTACCGTCAGTCGCGCTGTATTGAGTATTAACTAATGCCAGCACTTCCCATCACCAATGGGTTCTATGTCAGCCCTTCACTACCCTTGAGCGCACAAGAGTGCCTGAACTGGTATGTGAACGTGAGCGAGGCTCCAGCACTGAGTCCTGAGAACCTTTTTGGCACACCAGGCTTGGTAGAGCTTGTGTCCTCTGGGACTATCGAAGAGCAGAACCGTGGTATGCACGAAATGGCAGGGATTGCCTATGCGGTCAATGGCGATGCTCTGTACAAGATTGTCGAGACTATTACTGCTGGTGTGGCGAGCTACAGCCTGACATCTTTGGGAACAATATCGGGCACTGCCAAGGTGTCTATGGCTGACAACGGAACTCAGTTGATGGTGCTGGTGCCTGGTGGTGATGGGTACATCTACAACCATGTGACTGACACCTTTGCCCAGATCACTGACACCGACTTCGACGCTAACGGCAATCCTCAGTTTGTGGTGTTCATTGACTCCTACTTTGTCTGCACAACTGACACGAAAAAGTTTATCTGTTCGGCTCCCAATGACGGCCTGAGCTACAACGCTCTGGACTTTGGAACTGCTGAGTCAGACCCAGATGTGACTGTTGCGCCCATTGTGTTCAAGAACCAACTGTTCATCAGTGGATCACAGACCATCGAGGCTTTCCAGAATGTCGGTGGGACTGACTTCCCTTTCCAGAGGACAGGGTTGTTCTTGCAGAAGGGCGTGTACGCTCCATACAGCTTGATCAACGCCCAGGACACCTTCGTGTGGGTAGGCGGCGGAGAGAACGAGGGGCCATCCATCTGGGCGCTATCTGGCAACGATACAGCGAAGATCAGCAGCACCCCTATAGATAACCTGCTGCAAGCTCTAACGCTTGCCCAGCTTCAATCTATCTACGCCTGGGCCTATTCGCAGAACGGTGCTTACTTTATCGGCTTCACGCTGCCAACAACTACTCTGGTGTTCGACCTTACTGCAAAGCGATGGCATGAGCGCAGGTCGCTGCTGGAAGGAGAGTTGAGCCTGTGCCGGGTGACTGCTATCTGCAAGGCATACAACCAGATACTGTGCGGAGACTTTGTTGACGGGCGCATTGGTAGGATTGATCCTCTTGTCTACACAGAGTACGGGCAGACAATTATTCGCAGGGCTGCAACTCAGCCGTTTCAGAATAACCTCAAGTCTATATTCGTTCCATCCATTGAGTTGACTGTTGAATCGGGCGTGGGCAACGCTGCTGTGATTGAGCCAGTGATTACGATGGATCGAAGCAATGATGGGAAAACGTGGTCAGATGCGCGGCCCAGATCAATCGGTAAAATAGGCGAGTATGACAAGCGAGCGATCTGGCGCAAGAACGGGCGAGTATCACGCTTTGAGATTTTCCGGTTTACCCTGACTGATGCGGTCAAGCCGGTGATAATACAGCTCAACGCTGAGATCATAGGGGGCGCTAAATGACTACTCCAATCCTCAATGCTGGACAGCCAATTGTTGATGAATCTGGTAAAATGGCCCAAGCCTTTAGAACGTGGACTCTGGATGCTTCTCTGAGTATTCCCATTGTCGGCACAGGCTCACCAGAGGGCGTAGTTGAGGCGAGACAGTATCAACTGTACATCAACTCAGCAGGCACAGCGGGATCAATTGAATACCGTAAAATGCTCTCACAGATCGGTGGCGACAGGACGCAAGGATGGCTGCTAGTTTAGGTGGCATGATTGCAAGAAGACCCCACTGGGCAGTCAGGCCAAGCAAGGCACAGGCGCTGGACATCTTGCAAGACGCGACAGTGTACGGCCCTTGGGGGATATACGTCGAGGACATCCAAAGCACTGCCAGCCTGCTGCTGTTGGATGGAAGGGTTCTACTGCAACTGATCCAGAAACAAGACGATTTAGAGATTCACATTTGCTGCAAGCGGCGAGACAGGACAGGAGTCAGGCCGATCCTGACAAGCACTCTGGAATGGTTAAGCTCTTGCGGATGGAATGAAATTTACACAACGGCCCCTGATGACAGGGCGGCTCTACGGAATATGCTCAGTAATCTGGGCTTCACTGAAAAAAATGCGAGGTGGGTGTATGGGCTTTGACCCGGTAACGATGGCGGCTGTGTCTGTTGGCGCGAATATGCTCGGCCAGCGATCACAAAAGAAGGACATCAGCAAGGCCAACAGGCGCTCGATGGCGATGGCTAACACGAACCTGAACAACCTGCTTCCTGCCTACCAGCAGGCTCAAGACACGGTGACGGGCGGCTATGGTCAGGCTGGTCAGATCAATCAAGAGGCTTTGAATCGTGCCTACCAGATGCGCGGTCAATCGTTCATGCCAAGGATGCAGGCGTATGAGGCGGGCAACATGGCGGCTCAGAACATGAACCTTGCTTCCATACCTGCGATGCGGGCGGCGATCCTTGGCGGGCGCATTCCTGAGATGCCGCAAGCTCAGTCCTTACCAATGGATCAAGCAGCACTGGCTGGGCTGATGAACCCGCAAGCACAACAGTTCCCAGGTCAGCAGCAATTCCAACCGATGCGTCCGTTCCAGAGGTAATTATGGCCTATTCAGCGCAAGAAGTTGCTGCATTCATTGCGGCCAATCCTCAGTTGAGTCCTGATGAGATTCTAAGTCTCGCTCAGAGCAATGGGGTCGGGGCTGATGTTCTATTCCAAGCACTGAACACTGAGGGCAGCAGGTTTCAGGGTGCCAGCTATCAAGACGTTGCGGATGCGTATCAAGCGGCTCCTGTTGCTGCTGTTGCTCCTGCGGCTCCTGTTGCTCCCGCGGGCACTCAGAATGCTACTGTAGCCAGCACAGGCACTCAACAACAGGTCCAAGCAAATACGCCTGCCACTGTTACAAGGGCATCCAGCACAGGGGCGGCAGCAACCGGCGCGGGGACAGCATACATTCCCGGCCAGATAACCGACCAGCAGTTGATAGACTACTTCGCAGCAAACCCTGGTCGATCTGACAGCGAAAACTTTGCACAGTTGCGGCAGT